AAGTTCAACGCCAAGGGTGCCATCCAGATTGAATCCAAGGATGACATGAGAAGCCGGGGCGTAAAGTCCCCCGACTCACTGGACGCTGCGGTTTACGCCTGTGCCGACATGAGTGGACTGCTTGGTAGCCCATGGCTTGACAAGAAGCCGGGCGATACTGTGAATTATGACTACGCAAGCATGGAAAAGGAAGACCCGTTCCTGTCTGTATGGCAGTGGTAAGTATCTGGTAGAATAGTGTTATCGACTTTTAAAGGACTTTTAATATGGATTTGAAGAAATTTACCCAGGAATTTGACGCAATGTCAGCAGAAAATGAGCTTTTGCGGGAGTCTTACGCATCAATGACCCAAGCGGTCATGGCATTCGATGACAACGGCTGGAATGATATCTCAGTTGCTGCGGGCACAGATGGGTTTACACTTGACCAACTAAAAGACGCCTCAGGTAGAATCAGAGAACTGGCAGAAGGTAACCCGCTGCTGAAGCGTGGTTGCGCTTTGCGTTCAAGTTACGTGTTCGGCAAGGGAGTATCGTTTGGTATCCTTGCACCTAGAATCCAGAAGTACATCGATGACCAGTTTAACCAAGACGTACTGTTCAGCTCCGAGGCACAGACCATTAACGAGCGTAGCCACTTTACCGATGGCCAGTTCTTTGTGCTTGGCAGCCTGTCAACTAAGCAATTCCAGAGGATTCCCTTTACAGAGATTACGGGAGTGGTGACCAACCCTGACAACCCAGAGGACATCTGGTACTACAGACGTAGCTGGACCCGCAAGGCTCAGGACCTAGGTGGTGCTGGAAAGCGTGACCAAGAGCTAAAGGTATGGTACCCAACTGACACTTACAACCCACTAAATGGTAGGTTCGTTGCAAGAATTGCAGATGACCCAGTAGACGCAACCTTTAGATTGTTTGCAAGCAGAGTTAACCGTAGAGCCGGTAGGGTCTTTGGTGTGCCAGATGCTTTGCCAGCGGTACCTTGGGCACACGCCTACAACGAGTACCTAAAAGACGGCTCAAGAATGCTTAAGGCTTTGTCCATGTTTGCATGGCAGCTAAAGTCAAAGACCAAGACTGGTGTTGCTAACGCAGCCGCAGCAATAGCTACGCCTCCGGGCGCCGGCTCCACAGCTGTGATGGGCGCAGACATGGAGCTCAGCTCTATGCCTCGCGGTGGTAGCGTTGACCTAACAGACGGCAGGCCACTTGGTTCTATGGTAGCTTCCGCACTAGAGGTATCCGTGGTCGCTTTGCTATCGGACCCTGGAACTTCGGGTGCCTACGGCACCGCTGCTACACTTGACGTACCAACCCTTAAGGCAATGGAAGCTCGCCAGCAAATCTGGACCCAGTTCTACAAGAGAGTTCTTAACTTCATCGGAGCAAAAGACCCACAGATTAACTGGCCTAAGATTGAGTCGGAGCCAAGCCAGCGATTAATGCAGGCACTGGCTCTTGCAAAAGAGACTAACGCTATCTGGGATGACGAGTACCGCGATGCGGTTATTGAGACACTTGACATTCCTAAGCTGCACTTAGGCCCGCCATCAGAGGGAGGCTCTGGGACCGGCTCTAGCGTTGTACCTTCGCAGGGTAACACTGGAGCCGCTGGTTCAATGCAAGACAACGCACAGGACCTAGCTCAGGCGGACGCAGCACCAACTGCATAATGGCATGGTATAATAATTCCTAGTGATTACTTCATTGGAGATTTATGACTATTAAGTTAAACGAGTCCGTTACATTTGCCCCGGTAGAGACCAAGGGCAATAAGTGGCGTGTAAAAGTTATCGAGTCCGGATGGGGCTCATCAGGGTACTACGCCCCTGCCGTCCTTCAGGAATACGGACCACAGGTATTCAAAAAGGGCACCAAAGTATTTATGAACCATCCATCAAACTCTGAGTCATCTGACCGTCCCGAAAGAGATGTGCACCAGCTAGCAGGTAAACTTGTTAGCGATGCCGTGTTTTCTGAGAACGGTCTTGTCGCAGATATTGAATTTTATTCCCACTATGCTCCTATTATAAAGGAGATGGCCGGGGATGTAGGTTTGTCTATTCACGCATTTGGCGAAGCCAGTGCTGGAGAAGCAGAAGGGCGAGAAGGCCCAATCATCGAATCTCTAGTGGCAGACCCACTAACGAGCGTAGATGTCGTTACCGTAGCCGGAGCTGGAGGAAAATTCTTGACTCTACTTGAAAGCTACATAAAGAAGGACGAAGATGCCGCACAGGTGTCAGAGTCCCTATCGGAAGGAAATGAAAGTATGATTACAAAGGAAGAATTTGAGGCTGCTATGCTAGACCTTAAGACTACCGTTGTTGAAGCTCTCACACCACTACGCGAGTCGATTTCGGCTCTAGTAGAGGCTGCCACTCCTGCCGAGGGTCAAGAAGTAGAGGGCGAGCCTGAAGAGGTCACCGAAGCTATTAACCCCGTTGATGTGGCTGTGAAGTTCAACGAATCACGCTTGCCTACTATGGCCCTTGCTAGAATAGCAGAGACCCTAAAAAGCGAGCTTAACCAAAAGAATGTTGATGAGCTAATTGCTGACGAGAAGAACTACGTCACTGCAATTTCCGAGTCGAGTTCAGTTCCAAGTGCCACCTTCGGTGTCATCGAGGAAGCAACACCTAGCATGACCGCCGCAGACGAGTTTGACGCTATTGTCAACCGAATCTCTAAGAAGTAAGGAAGATAGTAAATGGCTCTCAACGAGATTTACGCAATTGGTAGCGAACTAGTATTCCCTGTCGCATCAACAGTTGATTCAGGAGACGTAGTGTCTGTTGGAACAGTAGTTGGCGTGGCAATGGAAGACGCGTTTAAAGGTGAAGACGGAAACTTCTACACTACTCTCAAGCTTGATGGTGTATTCAAGTTTGTAACAGCAAATAACGACATTGCAGTAGGAGCAAACGTTTACGTTGACTCCGACGACGCTGTGACTTCAACAGCAACCGACAACAAGTTCATCGGACACTGTGTCAAATCAGGCACTGGATACGTTGTAGCCCGTTTGGTTGCCAACTCAGCCGACGCAGCAGCTTAGTCGATAGGAATAAATATGACTCAGAAAATAACAAGCCGTCACATTGAAGCGGCAAAGCTACTTGAAGGAGCTCTAAAGGGAGACCGTCAGGACAAGCTAAAACTACAGGAGGGCATTTCAACCTCCGACCTACCAGTGCTACTTAACCCAACGCTCAACAAGATTATGTTGGAAAACTACGCAGCACTTCCAAAGGTATGGGACCAGTTCGCAACCCGTTTGGTTGTTGACGACTTCCGCCCAGTAACCTTCCAGGCAATGAAGTACGATGACGAAGGACTAGACAACGCCGGAGATACTTTCCGTCCAGGTTCACTACCTACCGTTGCCGAGTACGACGAGTACCCAACTGCCGGCTGGTTTGATGTTACCGAAAGCACGATGGCTGTTAAGAAGGCCGGTACTCGTGTACGTTTCTCATGGGAGACAATCGTTAACGATGGACAGATTGGTCTACTTGAGCGCCTACCTATTGAGCTTGCTCAGAAGGCAGCTGGAAAAGAAGACGAAGAAGTAACCAAGCAGCTAGTTTCGTCCTCTGGGCTAAACACTGACAACTTCAAGTCCGCTAACCAGAACCTGCTTGCAGGCAACGGTGCTCTAGACATTAACACTCTAGAGGCAGCTATCGAAGCAGCTAACTTGCAGACCTACCAGGGTGGCCCAATCACAACCATTAGCCGATTTGCGCTAGTGGTACCTCGTGCACTTGAAATGACTGCTCGCAAGATTCTTGCAATCCAGTCAGTTCGCACCGAGACCACTGTGGGCTCGACTGTCACCTCACTAGTGAGCGGCAACCCAATCGGTACTCAGGTTGAGATTGTTGTAAACGACTGGTTGACCAAGATTAACTCTGGTGCCGGAGCTTACTGGTTCCTAATCCCAATGGTTGGTCAGTCCCTTAACCCTAACCTAGCACTAGGCTTCCTACGTGGATACGAGACTCCTGAGCTTCGTATCAAAATGAACGGTGGAACCTTCCTAGGTGGCGGAGACGTACCTGCTCGCGATGGTTCATTCGACAACGATGATTTCGAAATGCGCATAAGGCATATTGCCACCGGCGGCTTCATCGTACCAACTGGTACCATTGTATCAACTGGAGCTGGTTCTTAACAACTAGCACAAGCTAAGATTGCCCCTCTACTGAAAGGTAGGGGGGTTTTCTTGTGCAGTCGGTACATAGTATAATAGAGATATGACTAAAATATGCACTAATTGCAAAGTAGAAAAACCGCTAGACTCCTTCAGCGTTTCCAGGCTTACATATAGAAAGACTAGCTGCAAGGCCTGTGAAAATATAAAGGCCAAGGAAAGGAGACTAGCAAATCCGGCTGCCAGTAGAGCTGCAACGGAAAGGTACAGAAAAAGCCACCCAGAAGTAATAGCTAGAAGAGATAAAAGATATTACGAAAAAAATAAGGAAAAACGCGCCAAGCAAAGCAAACAGTGGAAGATTGATAATCCAGAGAGAAACGCGGAACAAAACAGAAGAAAAGAACACCTACGTCGCGTAAGGCTACTCGGCAACGGGGCGTCCCTTTACACGGAGGCGCAGATGCTTGAGCTATACGGCACTGTGTGCCACCTGTGCAGTCTTGAGATAGACATGACCGCCCAGAGGCGTGTTGGAAAGCCCGGCTGGGAAAACGGATTACACATTGACCATTTAGTCCCAATTGCAAAGGGTGGCACTGATTCTCTGGATAACGTGAGACCATCACATGGGCTTTGTAATATTAAAAAAGGGCACTCTACGTAGTTTTCAGGACACGTGTATAATTGGAGACCAACCAGGAGAAAAAAGGAGGATTTAATGTCTAAAGTTATGGTTTATACTTTGCCATCGTGTGTCCAATGTGACAGCACAAAGAGGTATTTAAAGAGGTTCGATATCGATTACCAAGAGGTAAAGCTCCAGGATGACCCAGGAGCGATGGAAATCGTAAAGACGATGGGATACACCGCCGCACCCATAGTCGTGGCAGGAGACAGCCACTGGAGCGGTTTCCGTATGGATAGACTGGACACGCTTAAGGCAGCTTGATAGTTTACTTTTCTAACGTAAGCGGTAACACTAAACGCTTTGTGGAGAAGCTAGGTTTCCCAGCAGAGAGAATACCTCTTAGCTGGGATTCTGCATCTCCTCTGGAGGTCGATGAAGACTTCATATTGGTTACCCCTACATACGGCGGCGGGAACGATAATAGCACTGTGCCTAAGCAGGTTGTAAAGTTCCTAAATAGCTCTGGCAACAGAGGCCACCTTAAGGGAATAGTCGGTACAGGCAACACAAACTTCGGTGAGCATTATTGCAAAGCTGCGGAAATCATATCAAAGAAGACAGGCGTTCCAATCTTGGACCGAGTAGAGATATTCGGAACGCCAGAAGACATCGAAAGAGTAAGGAATAAAATTGACAAGCACCTACCACGAGCTTAACGCACAGCTAAACCTTTGGGACGCGGATGGAAAAATCCAGTTCGGCAAAGACAAGGAGGCAACAAGGGCTTACTTCCTAGAGAACATTAACCAGAACACGGTGTTCTTCCACTCGCTGGAAGAGAAGCTGGGCTACCTAGTTGAGAACGAGTACTACGACCCAGAGCTGCTAGCAATGTACACACCAGAGTATGTGAAGAGCTTGTTCAAGGCCGCCTACGATTACGGATTCCGCTTTGAGTCCTTCCTTGGTGCCTACAAGTTCTACACTCAGTACGCCATGAAGACCTTCGATGGCGAACGCTACCTAGAACGCTTTGAGGACCGCGTGGTTATGACCTCCCTAATGCTGGGACAGGGTGACCAGAAGCTGGCAACTCAGGTCAAGAATGAGATTATCTCAGGCCGTTTCCAGCCAGCAACTCCTACCTTCCTTAACGCTGGCAAGGCTCAGCGTGGTGAGTTTGTTTCCTGCTTCTTGCTTCGCGTCGAAGACAACATGGAATCAATCGCCAGAGCAATCAACTCCTCTCTGCAGCTGTCAAAGCGTGGCGGTGGAGTTGCACTTAACTTGACCAATGTTCGCGAGACCGGTGCCCCAATCAAGAAGATAGAGAACCAGTCCTCCGGAATCATCCCTGTGATGAAGCTTTTGGAAGACAGCTTCTCTTACGCCAACCAATTAGGGGCCCGTCAGGGCGCGGGGGCGGTCTACTTGAGTGCTCACCACCCAGACATCATGAGGTTCTTAGACACCAAGCGTGAGAACGCTGACGAGAAGACCCGCATTAAGACCCTATCTATCGGCATCACTGTGCCAGATGTTACAGTCGAACTGGCAAAGACC